TTTGGTGTAGAAACAATAATAATCTTTGTTTTTGTACCAGCAGTAATAACTGGATAAACTGAGGTAAAGAATTCTGTTGCAATGTTTCCTGGAACGAAAGCAAACTCATCAAGAAAAACGATGTTAAACGAACCAGAACGAGCCGCAGATGAAGATGTTGACGATGCAACAATTACAGAACCATTTTCAAGTTCTACACGACCTTTGTTCCATTCGACCACACCTTGTTGTAACCATAGTGGAAGATTCTCATAGGCCAATTGTAACTTACCAAGAATACCACGAGCAGTTTCACCACGGTTGGCAAGAACTGCAATACTCTGTGAATCTTTAAATATGAGTGCCCAAAGAAGATAGGCAACTGTGGTTGTTGTTTTACCAACCTGACGAGGACATTTCATAATAACAAAACGATTATCATGGAAAGTTTTAATCATGTCCCGTTGAAAGTCATACATATCAAAAGGTGTGACACCATGATCTAGTGTAATAATCTTTATGTACTTGGCAAAGTAAATAGGATCTTCAGCACACCTGATATATTCATCAAGTTGCTCTTGAGTGTAATTGATCTGTACGCCAACCCTTTTTAATAACGGGTTGTCACGGTATGTATTTTTAGTTTGCTTTGCCATTCTTCAGGAGTTTTCCTAATTCGGCAGTAGAACCAACAAATATGGCTTTGTCGATATTGGTGTTATTAGTTTCTTTCTTAACACCTTCCATGTCACGAATTTCTTTTTGTATTTTAAGAAGTCTATCATTTGCTTCTGTCATATTCTTTAACAGAGTTGCATAAACTTCAAAGGCTCTTGGATGTTGACCTGCTTTTGCAATGTTAAGTATTTCTTCCATTGCATCTTTGCCTTGATCTATAATGCCTTGTAGATTTTCTTTTGATTGTTGGTAAGCATCAGTCAAATCTTGTTTTAAATCTGGATCATTATAATGTTGTTGCAACACCACAGGTGCCTTTTTTTCTTCTGGCACCGTTGGTGTTACATCAAATATTTCTTCCATTTTTTTATCAAATTCACTCATATTATATAATCCATTTTAAGTCAATCTTACTTTGACTGTACCATCTGTAAAGTAATATAAACCACCAACTGATATAGAATTGTTGGCTGCATCAGAATCATTCAAGTAAGGACCACTTACTGTTACAGTAAAAGAATTGGCCGCATTAAAAGCTGCGTTTGCATGAATAAACGATGTATTGCCTATATCTCTGGCAGTTGAATCCACAAGAGGTATTGTGTTTGCATAATTAAATGCAGCTTGTGCTAATGCAGATACCGTATTGATTGAATTGCTTACATTTGCAATAGTTTCTTTGGTGTTTGCAAAAGCAAGAATGGTATTACCAAATTGTGGATCTAATCGAATTGCATCTGCAAGTTCTTTTAATGTATCTAATGCACCTGGTGCACCACCAATTAAAATGGAAGTTGCATTAGATATGGCGGTGTTTACATACAATTCTGTTGCAAGTCTAGAACCACCAGCAGTTACACCATCATGTACAGATAGTGTTTTTCTAGTAAGGTCTACAATAATTTCACCATTTGCACCAACTATAGTGTTGGTGTTTGAACTGTGATATCTTCTAAATTGTAAGGTTTTTGACATTTTAATACCTTTGTTGTAAATCTAGATTTGTATTTTTTAAAGATAAATCATCTTGTAATTCTTCTGTACCAAATTGTACGTGCATATCTCCAACCGGTTCAATCTCATCTCTTTCATTAATTCTAATGTCATAAACAAAATCATTATTTCCGTTGGCAGTTAAAGGATTAGGTTTAATATCTATTCTAGCAAATTTTGTTGGCATAATTTCATAAGAAGTGAAATTATATTTAGCGTTTGATTCTGCACCATTAATTATTTTATCTGATACAAAATTGCCTTGTATATTTTTTAATTTTAATCTATTAGGTTCCCAACTTTCTACAATACCACTAGCTGTTGCAGATTGTGATGAATAACCTTGATATACCAATTCACCCAATTTATAATTTCCTATTCCTGATGCCGCCATATTCATTTGAATAATATCTGTAGATTGTATACCATTTAATATATTAGTAATTGAGTGTTTAATCAAACCACCAGTATCAGAAATCTTACCAAATATAAATCCTTTAACCGTAAAATTTAATGTCCATATAATCATTCTGGTTTCAGAATTTTTATCACCTTCATATACTATTTCATGTGATGCATTATTTAATATAACAGGCACTTCTTTTACAATACCCATTTCTGGAATTAAATTTAATTTAATTGTATAATCTGGTGTAAAATATGGAAGTATATGTTCTATAATTTGAGTACCATCTTCCATATTACGGACATAAATGTATAGAGAAAAATCAAAATTATATGGTACTGGATTATACTGAGATACAATACCTTCTGTTGTTCTTGCAAATTGCTTTATATTTGTATTTTGTTTTCTTGATACATCATATGTTAAACCATTCATTTCAAATGACATACGAGGTAAAGCAATTTGTACCTTCTTTTGTAAATTAGGATCATCTTCTAATCTTCTAACATACAATTCTTTGGTTGCATATGCCAAAGGTACTAATACTCTTTGATCTTCAGAACGGTCTGTATTATAACGAACAAGTGTAATCTTGTCAAATAGGCTACCAAAACCTACGACTAATTTTCTTATAACTCTATTGTATGTTATATCTGACATTATAGACTACCAAAAGGATTAGATTCAGAGAAATCAATAATTGAATCTGATTCAGTTTTAATTGTTTTGTTACCATAAGAACTATCTGCAACATTATCCAAATATGGATCATATGTTGTTAAGAAGTACCGTGCATTACTGCTTTGACCAATAACTCTCATATTGGTTGCAAATGTACCTTTGATTGTAGTGATTGTTAATATGCTAGTATTTGGTGACCAAGTTTGTACGACAGCTTGACACGTAGCATTTGCAAAAGTGTTGTCATTTGATTGATATACAATCTCATCTAATTCATATGTGCCTGTACCTGCACCAGTAATCAGTTTAATTGTGTATGCATTTTGTTCAACAATCTCATCAATTTCTTCTGTACCAGTATCAATGACTTCTTGTGAATACTTGAATTTCTCTAGTTTCAATTCGTAGAAATATGGCTGTTTGCGACCTAACATATGAAAATCTTTTGACTGTTCTGAAAAAGTAATTTCATATAATTCGCCAGTACCATTTAAGAATGGCACATAAACAAGATCACCTTCACGTGGTCTTGTCATTATTGTTTGTGGTACTCTCTGTGCAAAAGAACGTTTCGACAACATAACGTTCACGGAATCTTTAATTTCTAAACCAAACTTAGAAAAGAATTCTTGCTGACCTTGGTAATCCAATGGATCAGAAGAAAGATACATTTCTAATGGATATGCAGATTGAAACTTTTTAATTGGATCTTCACCGTACAATAAATCTCTTGCAATATCATTATCATTAGGCAAATAAAATGCATCAAAGCCCATGATCTTGATAGATTCAACTATTAAATCTTCAATGACCCTTTGTTCTGCATTAGAATTGTAGTTGTTGAAATAAAGATTGGTTGGCATTTAGTTCATGAACCATTCTAGCGGTGCACCATATTCGGATTGCATTTCTGTTTCCAGTTTTTCTATTTCACCAACTGCTTCTTCATAGATTTTATCGCCGTTCATTGTAACGCCACCTGGCAATTGTAGACCAGAGAATTTCTTGAGGTTATTTCCCCAAGTTCTTTTGATTAATGCCGTTGTATACTCTTTCATCCAACGGTCATTACATACCCGATTATAAACGGAAGGATCAATGTTGGCATAACACTCTGATACCACTATCATTCCTTCTGGTGCTTGTGAAGTTCCCCAAGACCATTCGATGAATAGCTTCTGCATATGTCTCTGGAATCGAATAGGAGTCTCTCCAGAGAACATCAATTCAAGTGACCTAAGGTGCTGCATGGTCAGATTGTAATTGACATAGGATGCTGAGGTAAAGTCATAGAGTTCATTCAGACGGAGTTGGTATCTGAGGTCGAACATATTGAAAGTGGCAAGTGAATCATAGATTGGAAATATTCTGGTAACACCAACAATATCCAAACGATTATTTGAACTGTCCTGAACTTGGCTCATATCCAAATATTTCTGTTGGATATCTCCAGAAGTTATTCTACGAACATAATATATTTTTTGTAAACCATCGAAGTGATAATCTTGCCAGTATTGGAGTGCATCATCGATACGATCCTCTATTTGATCGTCATCAACGTTAATTTCAATTACCGGGAATCCTAATCTACGAAGGCAGTATTCTTTGAAAGTTCTTCTGTCAGTAACGGCAGGCATATTTTGCTCCCTATTATTAGGGTATTTATGAATGATTTAAAACAGAAAAATTAAGCTATGAATGTTCCTGATGATGTAAATGTGTGGTAAGTATATCCACCAGATGATGTAATAGTTCCACCTGTACCCTTCTGATTTCCTAAGTAGCGAATAATTACTATACCAGAACCACCTGCTTTTGCTGGATAAGCTGTATTGCCCTGTCCGCCTCCTCCACCACCTGTATTAATAGTTCCATCAGTTTGATTGTTTGTACTTAAAGTGCCGCCTTGTCCACCACCACCTTGACCTCCAGCACCACCAGTGCCAATATTGTGTGCACCGCCACCTCCACCACCTGCATAAAAGGTTCCAAGAGATTCCCAATTAATACCTATACCACCATTGCCACCTAAACCTGATGATGTTTGTGAAGCATTTGCACCAACTGCATTAGCACCACCGCCACCTCCACCTGAGATATGGTTACCACCAAGGTGATATCCACTACCACCAGCATATCCTTGTCCCGTTGTTCCAGCTCCGCCACTATATACTACACCTGCAGTGCTTCCCGTAGCACCTCCTCCAGAACCTCCACTTTTAGCTGCTTCAAAAGCTGGAGCATTTGATCCTCCTCCACCGCCTCCTCCACCAAAAGCGGTAAGGTTTAATGCGCTAGAATTTGATCCAGTAGAGCCAGCGTTAGTTGCTATAGCACCACCAGAACCAACAACGACTGAATATGTTGTTCCTGGAGTTAATGTTAAAGATGAATTTAAGCATCCACCTGCACCACCTCCACCTCCTCCTCCACTACCACCCTGTCCGCCAGCGCCACCTCCTGCGACAATAAGATATTGAGCGCTATATGTCTGCGATGCTAATGTAGACCATCCAGTTCCTACAAATGTTTCTAATACATTATTAGCAGTATTCCAAATAATTGTTCCATTGGCTGGACTCGCTGGACGTGATGCAACAATATTAATAACTCCCTGTGTAACAGGTAATGTTATTCCGTTTGTTCCGTCTATGATTACTGGCATTTTAATTTATTAAGTATCTTAGTATTACTATTCCTGACCCACCAGCGCCACTTGAAGACTGATAGCCTGCATTTGTTTCGCCAGATCCACCACCGCCACCACCAGTATT